GTTCGAGAAACAAAAGGCTTTGGCGATTACCTTGTGGAGCGCGGTCAAATCGAAATTCAAGGTCGGCTACAAAGACGTGCCGCCCGAACAGTTTCCCGAAGTATTGAGCCTGATGGCGCGGGTGGCGGTGGAGAAGGGGGCGCAATACCGCGAAGCCGAAACCGTGAACTTGGAAACCGTGCCGAAGCTGTTTGAGCGTCAGGCCAATATCCCGTTCGACCTGAAACGGGACGCCCATTACGCCGTAACGGTGCGGAACGGGAAAATCTACCGCCATTCCCTAAGCTACGCCTCGATGCCGCATGAAGACAGTCTGATTCCGTGCCTCGCGCATCAGGCATAAATCCTTCAGGCCGTCTGAAAACGGCGGCCTGCCGAAACATTTCACACAATCTTCCCCCCGCGTCTGCCGCACAATGGCGGCATGAATACGAAAACACCCCTCGAAATCAAACTTTCCGCCGCGCAGCCCGTCGCTTTGGCCGGCCGCGCGGACGAAGTGCGCACCTTCAAAGGCACCGCCAACAGCGGCAAGCCGTTCGGCTACGGCGGCACGCAGACCGTCGTCGACTTCGAAGGGCTGCGGCACAAAGCGTCCGTCCCCGTCCTGCTGGAGCATTCGCCCGTCAAGATGGCGGGCGTGTGCCGCCTGTCGGTCACGGCGGACGGCCTGATTGCCGAGGGCAGCCTGCTGTCAAACGAATTTGGCACGCAGATTGCCGAAGCGGCCGACCAAGGCTTTCCGTGGGAAATGTCGGTTTACGCACAGGCGGAATCTTACGAGGAGCTGGCGGCGGGCGCGGTATTGTCCGTCAACGGCAACGAGGTAACGGGGCCTGCTGTGATTTTGCGCCGCTGCACCATCCGCGAGGTGTCGTTTACCGCCGTCGGCGTCGACAGCGAGACGGAGGCGGTGGTGTTGTCGGACGGCAGCCCCTTGCCGGATATTTTTAAACAACCTGTGGAGTTATCCATGACACCCGAAGAAAAGAAAGCGTTTGACGACCTGAAGGCGGAAAAAGCCGAAGTCGAACAGAAGCTCAAAGCGGCCGAAGCCGAAAGCAGGAAAATCCGAGTCAAGGCGAAATTGTCCGCCGCAGGCTTTAAGGAAGGCGAAGACGGCAAGTTTGAAGGCCTGTCCGAAGCGACGCTGGCCGTGCTGCTGTCGGCCGACCCCGAAGCCGCAACCGCGATGATTGCCGACCTGAAACCCAAGGCCGCCGCCGGCCTGCCCAAAGTGCTGCTGTCGGACGGCCATGCGCCCGAACAGGAGGCCGAAGGCAAATTCTCTATCTCTACCGTGAAAGGCAAAAATTATGTCTGATCCGAAAACCACAGCCGAAACCTTGGGCCGCGTCGTCGGCGACTTCCTGAAATGGGAGGCAACGCCGCTGACCCGCACACCCGTCGCCGCCGCCAAAGGCACGAAGGCGGGCACGTTTGTCGATTACGCCCCGCGCGCCGGCAAGAAACTGCTGGCACTGACCGACGAGCAGGACGGCATCGTCATCGTACAGCCGCACAACTGCATCATCGATTTATCGCTGGTGGCCGATGCCGCCGTCAAGGCCGCCGCTTCCGCAGGCGGCAACCTCGACGGCCTGAAAGCCGACGGCGACCCCTACGGCATCGTCTACACCGGCACACCCGCCGCATAACTTCTTAAAAAGGCAGAAACATGATTCTGGACGACAACAGCAAATTCGGCCTGCGCGCCCTGACCCGCGCCATCGGCACCCTTGAGGCCACGCCGACCCAAATCCGCGATTTGGAACTTTTCAAACCCGTCTACCTGTCCGATACCAAAGTGGATATCGAACGGCAGGACACCACCCTGAAGCTGGTGCAGGCCAAACCGCGCAACGGCGGCATGCCCGACGCCGTACCGGTGAAAAACCGCAATATCCGCACCTTCCGCATCCCGCACCTGCCCGTGCAGGATACCGTATTGGCGGAAGACGTGCAGGGTTTGCGCGCCTTCGGCACGACCGAGGCCGAAACCGTGATGGCGAAGGTGGAGGCCAAGCTGGCCGACGGCAAACGCAACTTGGAATACACCCGCGAACACCTGATGCTGGGCGCGCTGCTGGGCAAAATCCTCGATGCCGACGGCGGCGAAATCTACGATATCTATAAAGAGTTCGGCCTGACCCGCAAGAGCTACGACATGAAGCTCTCTACGGCAACGACCGAGGTCGGCAGGCAAATCGACGAAGCCTTGGCCAAACAGCGTTCCGCCCTGCGCGGTGCGGCGGTAACGGGCTGGGCGGCACTGTGCGGTTTTGAATTTATCGAAGCCCTGAAGTACCACAAATCCGTCAAACCGCTGTACGAACGCTGGCGCGAAGGCGCGGCCTACCGCGAAGCCGACGGCATCAACCCGATAGAGTTCGTTCACAACGGCATCCGCTTCATCCACTACACCGGCAACTTCGGCGAGGCCAAACTCGACGCCGACAAAGCCATCCTGCTGCCGACCGGCCCGGGCAGGCTGTACGAGGAGTATTTCGCCCCCGCGAACTACACCGAAACCGTCAATACCGTCGCCCTGCCGTACTACGCCAAACGCGAGCCGATGAAGTTCGGCAAAGGCTACGACTTGGAAATGCAGTCCAACCCGCTGCCATTGGTATTGCGCCCGGATTTGGTGGCCACTTTGACCGCCTAACCCTTCGGACGGCCGCAAAGGCCGTCTGAAAACAGGAAGAACCATGCTGATTACCCGCGAGGACATGATTACGCGCTTCGGCGAGGCCGAACTGGCGCAACGCACCGGCCGCGACGGCTACGACAGCATAGACTACGCCGTGCTGGACACCGCCATTGCCGACGCCGACGCCGAGGCGGGCGCGTACCTGAAGGCGGCGAACCTGTCCTTCGACACCGTACCGCACGTCCTGAAGCTGAAAGTGTGCGACATCGCACGCTACTACCTCTACGAGGACGGCTACAACCAGGCTGTGGACGAACGTTACCGGGCGGCGGTGGCGTGGTTTAAAACCGTGGTTAAAAACCCGAATATGCTCGACGGGGCGCGTTCGGGCGAAAACGGGCGCAAGCCGTCCGTCTACGCCGTCCTGCCCAACCAAGAGCCCGACTTGAGGGAATGGCTGTGAGGATCATCGTCCGCCACGACCTGTCCCGCCTGTCCGCACGCCTGGGTAGGCTGGCCGGCACCTTGTCCGGCGGCTTGGAAGAACCGTTGCGCGCCATCGGCGGCATCGTCGAATCCTCGACCCGCCGCCGCATCTCCGAATGGAAAACCGCCCCCGACGGCGTGAAGTGGGCGGATGTTTCGGAAAAAACCAAACGGCGCAAAAACGGGCGCGGCGGCATCTTGGTAGACCACGGCCACCTGCTGGCCAGTATCACGCACGAGGCCTCCGCCGACAGCGTCATCATCGGATCGGTGATGAATTACGCCGCCTATTTGCAGGAAGGCACGGAACACATGCCTGCCCGCCCATTCCTCGGTTTGTCCGATAAGGACTACCGCGACATCGACCACCTGCTGGAGGACTGGCTCAACGGCCTGATCGCACCATGACGAGACTCAAACAGCACGACAACCCGTTGGCGGTTTACCCGCTGATACTCGACCGCCTGAAAACCGTCCCCGGCGTGAAAGCCGTGAAGGAAGTCGGCGAGTTGGCCGAACTGCTTTCCACCGCCTCCGCCCGCCGCAAGGCCGCCCCCTTGGACGGCGCGGTGTACGTGGCCTACGGCGGCAGCAGGCCGGAAGGCAGCGCGGGCAACGGGCGCAAGACGACCGAACGGCTGTACTTTACCTTCATCCTGGCCAAAAGCTACGCCGGCGCACGTACCGGCCTGTACGAAGTCGGCGCGGTACTGGCCGCCATCCAGCACAGCTTCGGCGGCTGGGATGCGGGCGCGGAATACACCACGGGCCCGTTCGTCCGCACCGCCCCGCCCGCCATCGAATACAACGACGGCTACGCCTTCTATCCCATCTCATTCACCACCACCGTCATCATCCAACCCTAGGAGGAAATCATGACACGACAAGCAGACGACGGCCTGATTTTTGCCGGCGACGTGTACATCCGCAACCGCCGCACCGAAGGCGGCTTCTACGACATCGGCAACACCACTTCCCTGTCTTTAAAGACCGACAGCGAGAAGAAACAGCGCATATCCCGCCGCAAGGCAAGCTGGGGGCAGCCCTTGGACAGCATCAGCCTGAAAAAGCCGACCGAGCTGAAGCTCAAACTCGACACATTCGATAAAACCAACCTCGCCATGGCCTTGCACGGCAGGGAATCGGTCATCGAAGCGCAAATCCGCACCGTTACCGACGAGGAAGTCACCGTCGGCGTCAAAGGCAACGGCTACCCGCTCTCCATCGACAACCTCGACCCTGCGACCGTCAGCGTCAAAAACGCCACCGGTCAGGCCGTGAAGGCGGAGCACCTGTCCGTCAACGCGGTTTTAGGCCTGATTACCGTCCTGCCCGAATGCGACAACGTCAATGCGGGCGAGAAAATCAAGGTAACGGCCAAAACCCTGAAAAAGGGCGGCTTCAAAATCGATGCCGACGCCGTGCCGGACTACGACCTCGAAATCATGCTCGACGGCGAAAACCGCGTGACAGGCGAGCCGGTCAAACTGCATATCCCCTCCGCCGTCGTTGCCGCCGACAGCGAACTGGACTGGTTCAAAGACGACTTCAACGAAGTTTCCTTCACCGGCAACCCCGTACTGGTGGCGGGCTACGAATCGTCCTACAGCGTGAAGGTTTTTGACAAATAGCAACCGCAGTCAGGCCGTCTGAAAACCATGATTTGGCTTTTCAGACGGCCTTTTTACATATTTTAAACAGGGTTTGAAACATGGGAAAAATTCAGGCGGGCCTGGAGATTCAGGCCGGTGTCCAAGGTTTGGATGAAATTAAGAAACTGTCGGCAGAAATAGAGGCTGCGGGTACGGATACCGGACGGCTGGCCGAACAAAGCCGCGAATTGGAAACGGCATTCGCCCGGGTTTCGGCACAAAACGCATTGATTGCCCAATACCGGCAACTGAAAGACGAGTTGGGCTATACCAAAACCGCGCTCAAGGCGGCGCGGGACGGCTTGGCCGAATTAGATATACAGATGCAAAGCGGTGCGACCCGCGAACAGAAGGCAGCCTACCGCGACCTTCAGCGCACCGTCGGACGGCTGGAGGCCGAACAGTCAAACCTGCAAGGCCGTCTGAAACTGGTGGCTGCCGACATGCGCGATGCCGGCATATCGGCCAAAGACCTCGCCGCCGCCGAACGGCGTATTGCGGAAGAAACCGGACAGGCGGCCGCCAAACTGGAGAAACTAACCGCCGAGGCGCAAAAAATGAAACAGGCGGCCGAGGCCAAGGCGGTTTTAGGCATTAAAACCGACCAAGCGCGCTCGGAGCTGGCTAAGGTCAAACAAGCCTATGCCGAACTGAAGGCAAGCGGCACACTGACCAAACGCGAATTGAAACAGGCAACCGCCGCCTATACGGCCAGGGTGCGCGAACTGAAGGCCGAATTGAAAGGCGTGCCGTCCAAACTCAACCCTATTGCCGCCTCCGTGCGCGGCATGGGCGGGGCAATGCTGGGCGTGGCGGGTGTGGGCGGCGGCCTGTATGCCGTTAAAGAGGGTTTGCAGCAGGTCGTGCAGGCGACGGCGGAATACGCCGCCATCCGCAGCCGCATGGAATACGCCTTCGGCAGTACGGAGGCCGCAGGCGCGCAGATGCAATGGGTAAAAGGGCTGGCCGAAGAGCTCGGGCTGGAAGTGCGCTCGCTGGCGAACGGCTACGCCCAACTGGCCTCTGCCACTAAAAACATCGGTTTCACCACCGAGCAAACCCAGCAGGTATTCAAAGGCGTGGCCGCCGCAGCCGCCAAGATGAACCTCAGTACCGACGAAACCAACGGCGTGCTGTTGGCCTTAAGCCAAATCGCGGGCAAGGGCAAAGTCAGCATGGAGGAATTGCGCGGCCAACTCGGCGAACGCCTGACCACCGCGATGGCGATTGCCGCCAAGTCAATGGGCGTCACCACCGCCGAGCTGGAAAAGATGGTCGAAAGCGGCATTTCCGCCGAAGCCTTCCTGCCCAAATTCGGCGCGGCGATGGAAGAGGCCTTCGCCGGCGCGGAATCGGCGCAGGCATCGGTCAACCGCCTGAAAAACCAATTTGACGAACTGCTGCTCAAGTTCGGCGAAGAAGGCGGCATCAACGCCGCCTATCAAAAACTGCTTGACGATGTCGGCGCGGGGCTGTCGTGGATAGAGGAAAAAATCGGCAGTCTCGACGGCGCGCTGACGGGCGGCCTTTCAGACGGCCTCACATCCGCCTACGAACTGATTAAAGAGGTCGGCGCGGAAGCCTACGAAGCCTTCGGCAGTTTGATGGACACCATCAACGAATGCGGCGACGCCCTGCTGACCGTGGCGGGTATCGGCGGCAACGGCGACTTCGACCTGCTCAAAGGCATCATCGACGGCCTCAATATCGGCCTGGGCGCGATACGCGACGGCGCGGCAGGCCTGGGCATCGCCTTCGAGGCCGCCGTCGGCGTCATCGAACTGGCCTTGTCGTCCGTAGCCAAAGGGTTGGCCGCCATCACATTCGGCGATATATCAGCCAACTTCGAGCAGGCGGCGGAAGAAATGCTGGCCTCCGCCGACAAGCATTTCGGCAAGGCGCAGGAAAAAGCCCTCGCCTTCGAAAGCAAGACGGCAGAGGCCGTGGCGCACGCGGCGGAAACCGAGGCGCAACGCTTCGCGCGGCTGGAGGCCGAAGCCCGCACCGCCTATCAGGCCGCCGCACAGGCAGCCATCGATGCCGCCTCCCGGGCCGTACAGGCACAGCAGGCGGCACAGGCCGCCGTCGGCACGGCACAGGAGGCAGCCGCCGCCAAAGCCGCGCAGGAAGCGGAAAAGGCATCGTCCGCCGCCAAGCGCGAGGCGCAAAAAACCGAAGAGGCGTGGGTTAAAGCCTTCGAGAAAACAGGCGGCAGTGCGGAGGAGCTGGCCAAAATCAAACAGCCGCTGCGCGATGCCGGCATCGTGGCGGACGAAACGGCGGCCAAAGTCGGCAACATCGGCGGCGAGGCGCAGAAAGCCGCGCAGGCGGTGGAGGCCGCGTTCGCCAAAATCGGCGTGGACGTGGGGCAGGTAACGGACGGCATCGGCCAAAAGGCACGGCAGGCGTTCAAAGACTTTCAGACGGCCTCCGACGAGGCGAAAAAGGCCGGCATCGAACATTCCGCCCTGATACGCGCAGGTTTCGAGCAGATGATGGCCAAACTCGAAAGCCGGCAGGAATTTGCCGCCTTCGAACGGCAGCTGAAGCAGAGCGGCGACGCGGCCGCCCTGACGCGCGAACAGATGCAGCGTTTGAACGATGCGGCGAAAAACGGCGCGGGGGAAGCCAAAACCGCCTACGACAGGCTGGCCGCAAGCATTAAAAACGCCGCTTCCGCCGCCGATTTGCAGCGTGCGGCCGCACAAGCCAAGGAAGCGTTTAAAAACGGTATCATCACCGCCACCCAATACGACCAGGCCGTCGCACAGGTCAAGGTACGGACGGACGAACTGGCCGCCTCCGCCGCAGCCGTCGGGCAGCAGGCCGAAACGGGCTACGCGCAGGCATCGCAGGCCGCCGAACGCTACGGGCAAACGGTCAGGCAGACCGCCGACGGACACAAAGAGGTCGGCCGTGCGGCGCAGGCATCCGCCCAAACGGCGGGCGGCGCATGGGGCAAGATGACCGTCAACGTCCACGACTACCTGAGCATGACGCGCGAACAAATCCGGGCGATGGGCGACGCGATGAAAACCCTCACCCCCTTGGGCAGCATCGGCACGGCGGGAATCAACGGCGGCTTTAAAGAGTGGGCGGCGCGGGTTAAAACCTTCAAGGACGGCGTCAGGGAGGCGGAGGCGGCAACCGAGGCACTCAACCGCGCCGTATCGGACGGCACGGTGAATATGGAGATGATTAACCGCGCCACCGCCGCCGCCACCTTGCAATTCGGGCGGCTGGACGATGCCACGCTGGACAAACTCAATGCCGCCGTTGCCGCCGCCCGCGACAAAATGGCCGCCCTCAAAGACGAGGCGGCCGATACCGTGGCACAACTGCAAACCGAACTGGCCCGGTTGCGCGGCGACGGCGAACAGGCCAGGCGGCTGGAAGAAGAGCGCAAACTGCGCGAGTTGAACGTAAAACTGGCCGAAGCCGAAGCGCAGGGCAACGGCGAGGCCGCCGCCCGATACCGGCAGGCCGTCTCCCTACAGCGGCAGATTTACCGCGAACGTGCCGAGCAGGAAGAACAGGCCGAAAAGGCGCGGGCGGAAAACCCGCAGGCCGGCCTTGCCGCCGCCTTCGAGGCCGCGCCGCCGCCCACCGGCAC